CAAACTCCTTTAAAACGTTAGACATGTCTCTCTTAGCTTTCTCCCCGCGGGTGTACAAGGATCGCCCACGTCCGGGAGAGTACGTAGATGGAGACTACGTCCCCAAGCATGCCAACCAGTCCAAGTTACGGACTTGTGTTCGGCGCTTCAAAAACGTTCTGAAGTATCACTGCACTCCATTCAAGAACCCACGTGTTGTCAGTAAAATGATAGCCGACCACCGACAGCTGGTCGACGTGGACTTCCGGAAATTGTTGAGTCACAGTGTCCGTTTGAAGAAATGTCTACAGATGAAGAAAACGCACTCTCACCCTGATGCCGCTTCTCTTCGCACATCAGTAGCTCTCAATTTGGAGGATGTAATCAGACACGCCGGTTATACACCGTACTCTGTTTCCACCTCCAAGCGAGATGCTGCTGATGGTCAACGCTTCTTCTTCATGGCGAAGGATCTTGACCAGAACTTCAGAGACGATAAGTTGACCCATGACCACGTGTTGCTCATGATAGATGTCGACTTTTATCTGGACATAAACAAGTATCTTAGTTACGGCCGCCCAATAATCATCTACACCTTCAGCCCCGCAAAAGCTGCTGGTGAGGTGTTGGATGGCCGTTTCATGATAGTTGATGACGAGGTCCATTATTACGTCTCTGGTGCAGCCAAATATCAACACCCCATATGGGACTACACAGGTGATACCGTAACCGCAGAGATGCGTGACGGCACCTTGTGTGTGTTTGATGTCGAGCAGCACATTCTGGAACATGACCCCCACAGGAGGATAGTCTGCCTTACACCAAAGGCTTATATTGACTACCCCTATGCCGCTAGCTTCCATACTGGAGGCTTCAAGAGGAAGAAATTTACAGACAAAGGCATCAACGTCGTTCATGAGGTCATCTCTAATGAGATGTCTGTAGCTGCAAACGGCAGTTTTGAGCAGGTGACCATTAAAGGTACCACCTTTCAAAGTCTCAAAGTGCGTTTAGCTACTGTCTCCAAGCCAAAGATAAGCGACGTTGAACGTCTTTTACGAGTAGACGGATGCTCAGAGCCGGCCACGACCGCCGCTTTATTGTTCCCCTTGCTCGCAACTGGTGAGTATTCATTCAGTTGTGCTACATCTAAAGTGAGGTTTGAGGGCTTTCAAGCCCTTGGACCTCTGGCAACGGAGGACGGTAAACCTTGTGGTCGTCAGATTGCTCCCAGTTTGGTGACTGAGCCAGCGATGTTCCCTCATAGCAGCGTGAACAACGACGTGGCTTCAGTTATCGGCCGGGTCAAGAACGTGGCAAACAGTAAAATACCTCCCAAGAAATATGATGAGTGGGCGGACCAGTTCGTACGCTTACTCGTGCCACAGTCACATATTGGCACCCCCAAGACACATGAAGAAGTCATTGAAATACAATCACGTCCCAGTCAGCGCAACCGCTCTGCTCTGGTTGAACCATCATTGACCACAACATCTTTCAACAGTGTCTCGGCGTTCATGAAGAAGGAGGCCTACGGCTCCACCAACGACCCTCGTAACATCAGTCAGGTAAGTACCACCCACACCATTAATCTGTCCGCATACACGTATGCCTTCAAGGAAGACGTGTTGAAAGACCTACCTTGGTATGGCCCTGGGAAAACGCCCCTTGAGGTACACGAGAGGTTGTCCGAAGTCTGCGAAAATGGTACCGTCTGCCGCGATTACAGCCGCTATGATGGGACCATTAGTGAGTTCTTGCAAACACAGGTTGTTAGGCCAGCTTACCTCCGCTGGTGCGCAGCTGCCTATAGGATTCCCCTTAGACAGCTGCTCATCGACGAGGACAAAGCCAGTGCTGTTACTGCCCACGGGATAAAGTATCATCCCCATTATTCACGGAAGAGTGGTTCCCCTCTCACCACTGATGCGAACACTATCATAAATGCATTTAACGCATTCTGCGCGCTTCGTTTGCTTGGTCGTACCGACACACAGGCGTGGAAGGACTTGGGTCTCTATTGTGGAGACGATGGGGTGGATCGTAAGGTCCCGTACCTCACCGAGGCCTTCGAAGAGGTTTCAGCTGATTTAGGATTAGTGCTCAAGTCGCTTGAGACACTGCCTGGCGGAGATGTCCCCTACTGCGGTAGGTGGTTCTCTGACCCTTCAGCCGGCACCACTTCCATTCAAGACCCTATGCGTACTCTCCAGAAACTTCATCTATCCTCAGCTCCCGAGTCAGTCACTGATGCTTTAGCTGCCTCTAACAAGGCAGCTGGCTATCTAGTGACTGATGCCATCACGCCCGTGATCGGAAAATGGTGTGCAAAAGTAGTATCTTTCACACCGGACAACGATTATAGGAAGATGACAAAGGAGGAGGAGTTCAAGATGACAAATGCGTGGCCTCAGGACTCACCTGACGAATGCCTCCGATTGTTCTGTGACCTTATGAACCTAAACAGTGATGAGGTCATGGACATAGAGGCGGCTATCGAAGCGGCCAACACCCTCGCGGAATTACCCGAGGGCATACTGGAGAATGGACATGCCGTGAAACATAAACTCGCATCCATCGTCGGTGACCGTACCGTAGGGCCCACGCCAGTCAGTCTTAGTGACACAATCAAGCAAGAATGCCTTCTGAATCAATCAGACAAGCCATCGCCCGCTGTGGAACTTCAAATGCCACCCCCGACACCCATAGCATCGACAACACCGAGCAACTCCGCGCTGCCTGTAGTGCCTGGGAAAAGCGACTGCACGACAACATCGTGCAGCTCTGCGTCCAAGCCATCAACAAGCGCAAGCACTACGTCAAGTGCCAAGTGCTCCGTGGAAACCCAGATGCCGACTTCCTCGAACAACACGTCGAAGAACTCGTCAGGGAAATGTGCAAGTAGTTCCTTTCTCGCGCAACCAGTCAATAAAGACACCCGTGTTAATGATGCCCCAACAACGCAAGCAGCAACAAAACCAGCCACGCCCCAAGCCTCAAAGGCGAAGAAGGCGCGGCGGCCAAAACGCAAACGGAATGCAGCGAAACCCAAGGTCGCAAATATCCCTAGTGGGAGCCAATCAGTACCAGTCAATGGTAAATAGGCCCACAGGGGGTCGCGTCGACTCTTCCCTAGATCTGCTGATGTCCACGATTGTCCCCACCACAGCTGTGGCGGGATCAGTAGTGGCTGACATCCTTGTCACTCCAGACATTGCCCCTCGAATGAAAACTATTTCAGCCGGGTGGCAACGTCTTCAGTATCATGACTTGGAATTCATTGTCAATGCCACTGCCTCTTCAATCGTGTCTGGCGAGTTCGTAGCAGCCTTTATACCTGACCCAACTGACACCCCCCCAAATAGCGGGGCTGACAAATGGGTCACAGCGCATACTGGCTCTAGTTCTTGCTCGTGGTGGAAGTCTCTCTCCATTCGTGGAGCCCTTCCCCCGCAGCGGATGTACACAAGTTATGACCCATCCGAGCCCAGGTTCTCCTCGCCCGGCAGGTTCGTCATTGCTGTAATCTCACCACCCTCAGCCGATGCATCTATCTCAGTGAAGCTTCGCTGGAAGGTCACTTTCAGCCAACCATCACTGGAACAGTCATTGGAAGAGGATGTGCCCACAGTGTACACTTTGCAGGAAGATACACGCCTCCTTCTGTCAGATGGCAATGCTAGTCAGGCTTTTGATCAATCTCTTTACAAAAACCTCACTGGCACTGCCGCCCTTCTAGAGCCTGATGATTTTGAGCCCCCATTACCAGAGGGTGTATTCCTCAGCCTAGCCGCACCCAAGACACTTAACTCCGATACCGGTGCTACAGGTGCTCCCGAGAACGCAGTAGTGACACATATCGGTACCTACGACAACGGTACCAAGTTGTGCTACTACTACAGTGTCGACGGAGTAACCTTCGTCCCACTCGTTGCCACCAAGCCTTTCTCTATAAGGCCTACTAGCGACGCAGTGATTGAAGACGGCACCGTATTCGAAGCTGATCCCCGTTCAACAGCCCTCGCCCCAGCGGTGGGGTTTCGAACAGTAAGCCGCGTCCGCCGATCGTTGACATCGGCACCAGTCTTACACAAGTTACCGAGCGGCAAGATCGTGTCATTGGTCTCCTCGAAGAGATTTTAGAAGCTCTTGGAGGGCTAGTCTCAAGAATTAAAGACCTTGAAGACAACAAAGCCGACAAGATTGGTGGCCCGTTGCAGACTCTCACAATTGAGGGAACTGTTGACGGAATACCAGCTATCGTCGCAGGTCTGTATGAGATACTTCCAGTATAGCGTCGGACCCACCGGAGACAACCTCATCAAATCCAGAGACAACTGTAAACCACCAGGAATTATCCTGAAATCCTTGATAAAACATACCCCGG